GGCTTCGATAAGAACTTGCGTCCGTTCTCTAAGCTACTTATGTCAGACAACCCAAGTCACAAACGCGCGGGATTTACTATCTTGCGACAGTGTTACCTTATACATTGTGACCCAGTCTTGGATATCAATTCGATAATATCTGGGACTAGTGGGAATGGAGTCAAGTCTATAGTAAAATCCTTCACTGCGTTTGCACGCAGATGGGTACCACCCATGGATCCTGTGGGTGCAATCAGGGTAATACCGAGAGCGAGGTCCGGCCCTAATGGACCGAGTTCACTAATGTCGGCACACCTAGATGCAGTAGCTTTGTCCCAACGTCCTCAATTACTTGAGGCGTTGAATAACCTCGCAATCCGGATAGATCCGGTTGGTCTGGGGGAACCCGCGTCCCGATTAAAGACGTGGACTCCAGAAGATTGTCCAGAAATCGCTGCTTTGCCAGGATTCGAACTGAATGGCATTCACAGTAACCTCTGGACACGAGGCCTTAAGCAGTGGGTCTTGCGACTGGCTGCTTGGACAAAAGACAAATTTCCTAAATTGGAAGCCGAAGGGACGCTACCGGTAAGCAGAATCGCCCTCCTTGCGGAGGGCGGCTGCAAGACCCGAACGATTGCGATCGGAGACCTGTTCTCACAGGCCGTTCTTAAGCCACTCCACCAAAAGTTGATGAACCGGCTCCAATCGTTAGAGCAAGACTGCACATTCGACCAACAGAAGGCAATCCTCTTTCTAAAGGAGGCTACCACCGCCGGCCCCGTGTACAGTTTTGATCTCTCTAATGCCACTGACCGCTTTCCACTCGAACTTCAAGTGGTCGTGATCAGTACTCTCTTCGGAAAGGAGTTTGCCTCGTTATGGGCGGATGTAATGTCGAACCTTAGGGATTTCTCCGTCAAGTCCTCCACACGAACCATCCATAATGTCTACTACAAGCGAGGACAAGCCATGGGCCTTTACAGCTCATGGCCAGCCTTCGCCTATACTCACCACATCCTCGTTCAGTATTGCGCAGCCCGAGTCGGAGTTATCCCACGG